ACGTTATTACGTTAGATTGCATGAAAAACACAGAGATATGCGGAGCGTGTTATATCGATGGAAAACACGAAGTGTAAAACATGCAGCGTATTGCTGGAAATCTACGGATCATGTGAAAGTGTAGCCTCATGGCTATGCGAGTGCGAAGAGATATCTGTAGCACAATCTTCTCTACAACAGATTAAGTTGTATACAGAGAAGCCAAAACAGACGATTCGGATTCTTGTTCCGAAGATGTCAGAACGACAACGGCGAGAAGCGAAAGCGGCGATGTTGATCGTAAAACCGAACAACCGACAGGAACGATTTTAAATCGTCACCTTCGGTGGAAGGGCGAAGAAGAATCAAATCCGTGTGCATGCATACTGGTGCAGAGGCTTCGGAGGGAGGTCGATGACCATCTTGACCGCTGGCGCTACGGGGGAATATATTATTAAGCGTCAATCTTTGGAACCTTCATGGCCAAAATTGAACCAGCAGTTAAAAGTCTTAGATTTACTTTAGACCCAACCATTGGACAATATCAATATATTGATTTGATGCAATGTGCCTCGATCGTGAACCGTAGGGCCTACCGTCAAGGTATGAACGTGGCTGTTGGGGGATTCACTGTCATTGGCAGTGGAACCGGTGCCGGATATATTACCATCAATCGACTACCCGAAACTTGGGTAATGTCGAATGCATGGGAAAAGGCATTCCGCCATTGGCGGAAACAACAGGATGAAGCCCTTGAGGGTCAAGAATCGGTCAAAGGACGATTTAATGATTTCAAAGTTTACTTTGACCAGGGCCATTTCGATGCAAGGACTCGACCAACTGGCTCGAACTTGATTCCATTAGGAACAGCAGGTGTTCAATATGCTGGTTCTCCAGATTGGGACTACAGTAAAATTGTAGTTCCAAACAGTCCCGCATCCGGGACAAATTGGGAACCCCATTTGCAAATGGTTGGCGGAGCTAACATTGATACAAATCCTACTTCTTTAGGATTGATTAAGGCATACGCTAATTCTCGTAGCGTGCCACAATCTCCCGATCCGGAAGTTACTCCTGAAGTTTTGGATGATAACAACGTCTTCCGACGTATGTTTGATTTGGGAGATAACAATGAGGATGTTATGGATCTGGCAGTTTTCAATAATCGACAACTGCCGTATAACCAAGATACATATCCCGGCGAAACCGGCGACCAAGCCGAATTCGTTTCAAGTATTCGTATTGCAAATACTCAATCGCAAACCCAAGTAGCCGGTGGCGCTTTTGCTTGTGGTTTGGTTCAATTGGATACCTCCGCATTGGAGGGACCAGTGCAACTCATCGTGCATTTGGTACCAGGACCATCACGAGGATATTTGGCTGAATCAATGTTGGAGATGTGAAGATTATGACACCAACTCCAGAAATTGAAACTGTTCAGGCTACAACTGCAGCCGCACGCATTTTGTGCGCTGTAAAAGAAAATCGAATTGAATTGATCGGTGTTATGATATTAGCCCACCTTTTGGGCTTGAGCGATAAACTTATTGCAAATGTTAGCGGGATGTGCTTCTGATGGCTTACAAATATGGTAAGTCATTCAAGAAGGATGGAAAGATGGTTCGATACCGTTATACTGACGGTAAAAAATCGACCAAGAAACTTGTTGCTGTCAACAAGAAAAAGAAAAACACACGCCGGAAGAAGTGATTAGCGTGTGTCCAAAATGTTCTTCGAACAAAATTGATTCAGTGCTCATAGATGACACTGATCCGAAGCAACCAATTATTCATTGTAGTTGCCAATCATGTGGAATGGAGTGGGTGGAATGATTATTTCACCGTTTACTAGTCCATTAGCACAGCGGTCCTATGACCGAGCACGTGCTGATCCTTCAGAACTTGAAGGTCGAGCCGGTGGTATTCATTTTGGAATACAAATGGGAAATCTATTGGCTCATGTAAGCATGCCAGTGATTTTAACACGGATGTCTAATCCTCATATTATGAGTTATGCATACGAAGGACTTGACGCTGCTAAATTTGGAACATCCGCTGCAATTCGCAGCAGAAAAGAATTCCAAATAGCGAGTAGTCGTGCTTTCAGAATGGGCGAATCCATTGGTGGATATGCTATGAAAGGCACAAGATATGCCGGTCGAGGCGCTCGATTCGGCGGAAGAATGGCTGTTAAAGCCGTACCAGGTCTTGGCTGGTCTATGCTAGCATACGATGTGTATGATTTAGCAGCAAACCGAAGATTATTCGGGATACAGTTATAGGCAAATGTATACACGCTGTATACATGGCGAAATTATATTGGCGAGTGAAGCGAGGATTTAAATGGACCTGGACGGCATGTTCAGAGTCCAACACTGAATATTATTATTTTCTTGAGGACGCTGTTTACAAGGAGGAAGAAGAATGATACTTATGTATTGTAAGATCTGCAAGGATGACGTTATTACGTTAGATTGCATGAAAAACACAGAGATATGCGGAGCGTGTTATATCGATGGAAAACACGAAGTGTAAAACATGCAGCGTATTGCTGGAA